GAAAATCTGCCCTGTGTGTGAGGGCAGCGGCAAGATGGACGCCGAAGTGACCATCAAGTGGAAACCCAACAAACGAGAAAATGACAAACAAAGAACCCATAAATATTGACGCAATGAAAGTTTTAGACGAGTTGAAAGCGTGGCTGAACGCAGAGCGCAAGGCCCGCAACGAGAAAAAGGCTGCGAAGAAAGCAGCAGCCTTGGTTAGAGAGAGCGAAGCAATAGTTCAGGCTCGCGAGTTCAGCGGTGAGGTGTACGTGTGTTTCAACAACGTGCCTATACTGCCAGCCGACGGGCTGACCTGGGACGTGCCGACGACACTTGCCGTGGCGAGGGAGGCGTGGCTGAAATGGAAAGAAAAGGAGGCGGAGCATGAACCACGTCGATAACTACGGAAAGTTCTACAAGCTGCTGAAGCTGCTTCCCGGCGCAGACAAGGAGACCTTGGTGCGGCAGTTTACCAACGAGAGAACAGAGCACTTGCGCCAGATGACCGACAAGGAGTATGAACTGATGTGCAAGGAAATGGAACGTGTGGCGGGCTACGACGAACGGCGTGCCGCTCTGCTGAAGGCGAAGCGCAAGGCGCGTAGCGGCGTGCTGCACCAGATGCAGCTGTGGGGTGTGAACACGGCAGACTGGCAAGCCGTGGACCGCTTCTGTGAGGACAAACGGATAGCGGGCAAGGCTTTCCGCTTCCTGGACAGCGAGGAACTGGCAACCCTGAACACTAAACTGCGTGCCATGAACCGCAAGAAGAAAGAAAACGAGTAATGAACCCATAAAAAGAAAAGACAATGGAAACAAAGAACGAGACAGTGGACCCCTTGAAGGGTATGACAAAGGAGCAGCGTGCCGAACTGTTAGCACGGCTGCAGACTGAGGTAAAGAACGACCGCATGGCGAAGCGCGAGAGCTACGAGGCGCTGCGTGGGCAGTTTATGCATGACGTGCTGGGCAGAGTGGAGAACTTGGAGAGTGAGGTTTCGGGCTTCAAGAAATGGCTTGACGACGAGGTGACAGCTTTCACGAAACTCATGCGCGAGTATGGCGCTGTGAAGAACGAGAGCCAGCAGAGCTACACGATCACTGACGGAGACTTCAAACTTGAGGTGAAGTTTAACAAGGTGAAGGGTTTTGACGAGCGTGCGGACCTTGCGGCCGAGCGCCTTGTGGACTACCTAAAACGCTACATGGAGGCGAGCGAGAAGGGCGTGGAGGACCCGATGTACCAGATGGCGATGACGCTTCTGGAGCGCAACAAGACGGGCGACCTGGACTACAAGAGCATCTCCAAGCTTTATGAGCTGGAGGACCGCTTTGACGAGGAGTATGCAGAAATCATGCGTCTGTTCAAGGAAGCCAATGTGGTGCAGGCCACGGCTACGAACTACTACTTCTCCAAGCGCAATCCGGAGAACGGCGTGTGGAGCCGCATAGAGCCGAGCTTCTGCAGGTTGTGATGATGTGCTGGGCCTTTTTGAGCCTTTCTGAGCCTTTGGAGGGCGCAAGATGAATAAAGCCACCTAAATATGAGCGATTTAGGTGGCTTTTTGATTGCGGTTTAAGGAAAAAAGTTTATTTTTGCAAACTATGAAAAAAGGAAGGAATAAAGAGCTGATAAAGCTGAGGGACGAGGCTCTGTACCGCCGTTACTATTACTGGACGGAGGTGCAGCGCCTACGTTTTGATGATGCCCTGAAGCTTCTTTCAGAACGCGAGTTCTTTATTTCGGAAGAGCGCATCATGAGCATCATCAGACGCAAGTGCAGGGAGGGTGATACGGTAAACGTGAAGCCCCTGCCGAAGGTGAAGGTTCCTCGGCTTACCGCGAGCCAGCTGGAGCTATTCCCGACGCTGTGAGAGAAGAGCAGACTCGTCGTGGATGGTGAACGAGAAGATGTACTCATAGACCTTTATGCCGCCGGGCATAGAATAGAAACGTGACTTGGTGCGTATCATCGGCGACATATATCCGAATGGGCGGAAACACTGCAATGCTATGTAGAGGTTGTTTGCCATTTGCAAACGCTCCGTCACCTTTGACTCGGTTCCCGATCCGTAGTGCGTGTCGTCATAGCAATCGACGGCGAGACGTACAGAGAACTGCACCTGCCCCTTCTGTGCTCCCATGCCGACATTGGTCCAATCGGCTTCGAGATTGCCTATGAGGACGCACGGAAATGTGACCGGGTAGGCATCTTCCTCAATGCCTGCCTCCAACTGGCCGCAGTCTTCGTCAACGAGTGAGAGACCGGGCATTTTGTTCGTGATGAGTTCGATAATGAGTTTGAACAATTCTTCCATAATGATTTTATTTTTCTGAGTTTAATATCTTGATAATTTCCTGTTTTGTGCGTTCGTGTATCATGTCCTGCAGCTCGCGGCTATCTCCGAGGAACTGTCGCTGCGGGATATGTACGGAGAGTTTCTTCTTTTTTGTGAGAGCGAGGGCACGCCACTTCTGTGCTCGTGGATTGGTAGCAGCCTCGTCGGTACGCTTCTTTTTGCTTTTCTTGGAGGCGTTGCGCTTGATGCCCGCCTCGCGATAGAACATGGCCCATGCGAAGCGTCGCATCTTAGGCGTGACAGAGGGGTGCAGCGTTCCTCCCCAGTTGTGTATGGGAGCATATAGCAGGTCGTTTGCCACCTTGACGCGATAGTCTGACGGCGTGTACTTTATGGACGCGAACAGATGGTTGCGTGAGGAAAGGAGCGGTCCATAGCGCGACGCTGCCGTCTTGCCCCCTGCGAGCTGCCGTTGGGTGGTCTGCCAATGGCGCACCCCACCATTGACAAAGGCGCTGATGCGGAAACTGTTCTGGAAGAAGTCCTTTGCCATGCGTCCTGCAATGACGGGGAGGCGTCTTCGCATAAGATGGTCGATTTGCTTGCTATGCGATTTTAGTTGGTTTGAGAAATCCTTTAGTTCCATACCATTGGGAATAAGACGTAAAACAAGAGTGCTGCGATGATGCCGCCGAGAATGGTGCAGAGCCAGTCCGTCCAGTCCCAGAGGTTGCCATTTAGGCGGTCTTTGAGTTCGAGGCACGATGCAGCGACGGCAGCGGCATATATGGCAGCATAGAAAGAACCGGCAAGTGTGGCGACGATGAAGCCACCGATGAGATGCTTGTATCGGTTAGACGCTGCGAAAAAAGAGAAAAATTTGTTCATAACGCTTGTTTATTAAATTATTATTATTACCTTTGCGACAGCTTCAATAAGAAGTTAGCATGTGCTACGGCACGTTGCATCGCGGGGAGGTCTGCAAAGGCTTCCCCGTAGTTATTTTTAGTTGTAGTAGAATTTACGGTCTTTATAGAACAATCTGACATTGCCTTTTTCGTAAATCCAAACCTCGTTGACTTCCTGCCCCGGCAAATGTATTCTTGCCATGACCGCTTTTCGTATGAAACGGTCGGAGCATCCCTTTGTATTATTGATAACAACACGTGAGGACTGCTGCAGTCCATGAGACAGCATGTGGCCGACCTTCTTTTTATTCCACGGCTTGACAAAGCCCTCATACTCGTAGAATATGCCATCGACGGAGAAGTCGGGGCATTTCTTTTCGTATTTCGTACCGATGAGCGAGCCGTAAATTTGTTTGTACTCCTCGGACTTGCAGTGTAAACGTGGAGTCATACGTACCTCGTGTCCCATTTTCGCGAGCTGCAGACAGATGCGCTTCATGTCCTTGTAGTCGGCTTTGTCCTTGTCGATGTTAGGATGCACATATAACTTTCCGCCATTCTTGAAATTGTGTTCCAACTTGAAGCCGTCTGATGACATGCGTGAGATGCAGCCATTGATATATGGGCAGTTGTAGCAGTCCTTCGCACGATTGGTGAAGACGCTGCGCAGTGCGTCCTTGAATCCCGGCTTGTAGAAACTACATGAGGCGCATGATTTTGGAAAGTAGGGATGCGACTGTGCGAACACAGCCCCGTCAGTTCCTGGATTGGAATCGAGTCCTGGTTGCGGATTGCTCAGCGCGTCGTTTAGTGGCGTGGCTGTACATGGTTCGTCGGTGGATGTAAGCGAGCATTTGCAGTTCCATCGATCGCCCGGCCGGTGTTCAGTCCAGAACGGGTCGTTGATGGGTCGGACCGTGTTCCAAAAGAGCTGATGGTCGGCGCCAGGATTGGGCGATGTAGATGGCATCCATTTGAGGTTAGGCAGCACATCAGCCTCCCGGAGGAACTGCTGCCAGTCGGCAGCCTGATGTGCCCGAATGACCGCCGTGTCGTATTCGGTGCGCAGCCATGCCCCACACTGATGCGAGGCGATGGGCAGAACATCGTTTGCCCACTGATTGAACGGCTTTAAATCGCCGTTTGAATCGGTGAGGAGTCTTGCCATGTCTGACTGCATACGGTGGACCTTGAAGGCAGAGAAGACCTCGTTGGAATGGCGTAGCGCCTGATGGAAGTCGTCATCCATGTCGGGCACATCGGCTGCAGCCATCCCCTCTGCTATAGCCTCATTGAACCTACGTAGGATGGCACGGAATAGTTCGGGCGAAATGTCGATGGGAGACTGCGCCTTGCCCCGACGGTAGATGTCGTGGAGAACCTGCGCGATGAAATCGTCGGAGAACTCCATGGACGCAGCCACATCGTCAGTCTTCGCCTGATAGAGATTGTTGACTACCACTCTAAATCCGCCCCGCCCGGTTGCGGGGCTTTTGCGAAAAAAGAGCGCAGCCAGTTTTTGAATGACTTTTTTTGTTTGGGCGACGGTTCGGCGTTCTTTTTGTCGTCGCTGTTTTCGGGTTCGTCATCATCATCGGCAGGGAGCTGCTGATTGGCAATGGAGGCAAGCGCCTCCTTTTTTTGTTGTTGTTCGGCTTTCAGCTTGTCGTAGTCGGCAGGTTTTTCGACACCGAACTCCTCATAGAGATAGTCGTCGGAGACAGGCAGCTGAAAGTTGGCGCGCAGCTGCGTGAGTATGTTCATCTTTGTGGAAGGGTCGATGTCCTTCTGCTCGGGGAAACAGAACACTCCGCCAAAGGTGTTGATGCCCATGCGCTGGAATATGTCCGTCATGTCGTAATTGAGCACATCGAGGATGTATCGTCTGTCGGCCTGCGCCACTCGGTCCTCCACCTTCTTGTGTACCGTTCCGAGCGCTTGCGTTCCGTTTTCTGAGGACTCGGTGGTGAGCGTGTTTCCGAGTATGAGCTTTGAAATCTCGTTGTTGCAGCGTTCGCAGAACCTTTCGTAGACATCAGCCGACCCCGTCTTGTTGCCCGCTTCGACGAGGTTTAGCGTGGTGTCCTTTCCATGCACGAAAACCGCGAGCGAGCCGGCATTGTAGGCATCGTCGATGGCTCGCTGTCGTGAGTCCTCGTCATCGGTCTCGTAAGTGTACTCCTGAATGGGCATGCCAAAGACCTCGGAGAACTGTGACCAGTCGCCCGTGGTGTTGCGCTTGTATATGACCCATGGTGCAGCCTTGGCGAGGAGTCCGAGGTCAGAAGGCGATCCGATGAAAAGCAGGTCGGGGTATTCGTCCCATGAGGTGCCAGTGATGTCGGTCTGATGTCGTAGTATGAGCCGGCGCACCGGGTCGGCGTGCTTTCTTGGGATGAGGTCGTAATCGACCCATTCGCCCTGGCGATAGAACTGGCAGAGGGAGAAGCCCCACATCTTTGCATCGATGATGTCGGTGACGAGCCGTGAGAACCATGGTGACTTAATCTGCTCGTTGACCGCCTCGTCGGGCTTGCCGTCTCTCCAGAACTCGATGTCGGCACACAGTACGGCATTGCGTCGCTTCTCGATGACGCAGGAGAGGTGTGTGTCCATGAGTATGTCAGAGTAAAGGTCGTAGAGTTTGTATCGTCGCGAGAAATCGACATCCTCTGCCGCCCGGACAGCCGAAGTGAAGTCGGCGATGTCGATGCCGAAGCGCTTTGGCTGCGTGAGCACAATGACATTGGGGTGCTGCTGTCCCTGCTGGGGAATGTTTCCGCCTATGGTGATTTTGCCCTTTGGGGCTTTGCTATACTTTCGTTTTGTCATAATCAGAATTTTTAATTGTCAGTTACCAGTGATTGACCCGTTTGGGATTGCTTTTCAAGCGGAATGGCGCATGTGCTGCACGCACCTCCTCGGGCAGTAGCGGTGCCCCCTGGATGGAGATGTCCTCTGCGGCGACCGCCTTCATCCACTCGACAGCCCGGTCGTAGCGGTCCTTGCGCAGCTGCGATAGTTTCTGCGGGTTGTGAATACAGAAGATGTGGTATACGGCGATGTCTATGACCATCATGAGTACGAGCTGAAGCCGGTCGGACCCAGTGGCCGCGAAAATACGGTCGCAGTCGTATCGTTTGGATAGATAGCACCGCATTTCGGCGATGGCCCGATCCTCACAAATCTCTATGAGAGATTCGTCGGCTCTGGTGAGCGCATCGAGAATCTCTCGGTGAATGGAGGCATCGTAGTCGGAAAGTTGTACGAATTGGCTCATATAAACATTGTTTAGAATTTATAATCTTCGTTTGTTGCGTGTGCGTATGTCGGCACGCGAGCGTGTGAGGGGCGGTTCTGCCCGGTGTTGAATTTCGTCGATGATGCGATTGCCGCCCTCTACGGCATCAGGACCGTCGGCCGGATAGCGCAGGGAGAGGGTGAAGAGCGTGAACTGGTCGAGGAGTTCCTTCATGTGGGGATTGTCGCGTTCCGCCTCGTTGAGTATGAGATTGCCGGCACGGTTCATCGGTTCGAGGTTAGCTTCGATACGTGTTGCCTTGTCGGTTTTCTTCTCCTCGTCGCCCCTGATGTAGAGCTGTACGCCCTGCTCGCGTCGCACCTTGGCGACGAGCGGCTTAAATACCTGCTGAAAGAACGGGTCCTGAAGTTTGTTGTTCTCCATGTAGCAATAGACCGGAGCACGCCCCCCAACAAATGCGAGCAGCTGCACATACCAGTCGATGAACTCGGCATTGAGCGCCTGAGCCAGAAACGTCTTTATGACATACAGCTTGCCGGAGAGCTTGCCGAGGAGTGAGACCGTCTTGAACGACTTGCCTTTTTTGCCCTTTCCTTCGCCCGGAGCGGGGTCGCCGTAAGCCACGAGGAACTTGAACTTGGAGAGCTGTGGCACCTTTCCGAAAGCCATCTCGGAGAATATCTCGCCCTCGGAGATGGGGTTGTTGAAGTACTCGCCCTGCGCTGACTTCTTGGAAATCTTGGCGAGTACACGGTCGATGTGCTCCTCTGAGTTTTTCTCGGGCCATGTGGAGTGTCCGTCCTTGTCGCGGATATTAACGATGTCCCAATGGTCGGCCATTGCTCCTGCGCGGACTACACAGCAGTCCTTGGCGATGATGTTGCCGCAGAAGAGCACCAGTGTAGGCTCAGAGACAGAGCGCGTTGGGTAAAGCGCCTTCTCCCACCAGTCCCATCGTTTCTGTATGATGTCGGGATTGAGTGTGTCCTGGTCTGTGTCGAAGTCATCGACAATCAATACATCCGGGCGGACGGCATCCTTTCTGGAGCCACGTGGCGACTGCCCTGCACCAAGTGCACGGAATGCCACGCCCTGCTTGGTGATGAACTCGTCCTCCGTCCATGAGCCGAGCGACTGCTGCTTTCCGTAGTAGGCGATGATGCGCCCGTTGGCCTCGAGGTTGGCCCGGAACGGGTCGAGCAGTCGGACGGCATTGTCGAAGGAATTGGATGTGAGTATGACATTTCGTTTAAGCCCGGTGAGTGTGAGGTACATGATGCAGAACATGGCACAAGTGGACTTGGCGAGCTCTCGGCTCCATGAGATTACCTCGAACCACTCGGGATTGGAGAGAATGCGTCGTATGGCCCTTTTCTGAAAAGGTGCGAACTCATACTGTGCGAAGTTGGGGAAAAAGAATTTTATCCATTCGAGCGGTCGTGCTTCAAGCCATGCCCGGTGCTTCTGTATTTCGGTCTGTGACATGGATCGATCGACTGGCGTTGCGCGCGCGATGTTGTCCTTGAACTTTTCCCAGTTTTGTAGTGCTATACGGTCAGTCTGTTTCATACGCTGTTATAGTTTGTCCTTGATGTAAGCGTCGAAAAGCGAGGTTAGCTCCTTTGCCTTGTCGAGGTCGGATGGCCGCATCCACTCGATGACATCAGTGAGCACAGCGATGCGGTCGGCGATGCCCACCTCTTGCTCGAGGTTGTGTATTGCCGCCGTGAGCTTGGCAATGGTGTCCGCCATCTTCGTGTCGGGGAATCTCTGCCCTTCTGGTTTTGTCTTTATCGCCTTGTCAATCTCTGCCAGCTGCCGGTAGAGACTCTGTGCCTGTTCGCGTCGTGTGAGCATGATGCCCACCTTCTGTTCCTCCCATTTGCCGCCACGGCACCAGTTGGAGACCGTGACGCGTGACACTCCCACACGGTCGGCAATCTCCTGCTGTGTGAGGTTTTCTCGGAGATAAAGCGTGCGAGCCCACTCCTTTTTCTGTGTATTGGTTAAATCTGCCATTGAAAAATCTGTTTATAATGTGAATAAATGCAGTGCAAAATTACCGTGAAAAGGAGTGAATCCGAGCGAGTGAAAAGCATGATGACAAGTTGCGGCGTTATGATGCCGGCATAACGTTTCATGATAAAACAGGGGGTATGGAATGAGGTTGGAAAGCCATTAACTTTGCAACCGCAACATGGGCAAACTGCCCGACAAAGAAGGAGACAATGAGCAAATATTTCAATATCAAGAAAGCGGCGAGCGTGAGCACCATCTACATGTATGGCGACATCGGCTACGAGGTGGCGAGCGGGCAGATAGCCGCCGAGCTGGCAGCCTGCGCCGAGGAGAGTGAGCGTATAGACATCCGCATCAACTCGAACGGCGGCGACGTGTTCAGCGGTATAGCCATCTACAACGCCATCCGCCAGAGCAATGCCGACATACGTCTTTATGTGGACGGTGTGGCGGCGAGCATGGCGAGCGTAATAGCGCTGTGCGGCAAGCCAGTGGAGATGAGCCGGTACGCGCGTCTGATGCTTCACAGCGTGAGCGGCGGCTGCTACGGCAACAAGCAAGAGATGGCGAAGTGCATCGCGGAGATAGAGAGCCTGGAGGACAGTCTGGGCGAGATGTACGCCCAGCGCATGGGCATGAGCAAAGAAGAAGTGAAAGCCCAATACTTTGACGGGACAGACCACTGGCTGACGGCGCAGGAGGCCCTGCAGATGGGTCTGATAGACGGCATTTATGATGCGGACCCCGTGGCTGAGGACAGCACCCCAGAGGAGATATACACGACATTCAACAACCGGCTCAGGAACGAGCCACAAAAAGCGAACGATATGACATTAGAAGAACTGAAGAAACAGGCGCAGTTTAAGGACTGCAAGAGTGATGAGGAAGTGGTGGCGAGAGCTCAGCACTATGCGACCCTTGCCGGCAAGGCACAGACCTTGGAGGACGAGAACAAGAAGCTGAAGACGAAGCTGAAGGGCTTTGAGGACAAAGCCGAGGCAGACGCAGAGGCTGAGCGCAAGGAACTGCTGGACGCAGCTGAGCAGGACGGCCGCATCAACGCTGAAAGTCGCCCGACCTTCGAGAACATTCTGAAGGTAAACATGGACGAGGGCAAAAAGGTGCTTGCGGCCCTGACCCCGAAGCGCAAGGTGATGAACGACCTGCATGTGCAGCCCGGCGTGAGCGACGGACCATGGGAGCAGCGCCAGAAGCAAATCAGGGAAGCGCGCATGAAGCGCCAGTTCCAGTAAAGGACGAGAGACAGAAGAACCATAAAAAGGAAAACAAATGGCAATAGTAGTAAAGAACACGAACTACAACGGCGAGGTGCTGGAGCGCATCCTGACCGTTGCGACCACGGGCAACGAGCTTGTGGACAAGGGACTCATCATGGTGATTCCCGGTGTGGAAAAGAAAATCAGCGTGCCACGCCTAAAGGCTGGCAAGATGCTGCAGAAGCGCAAGGAGGATCCTCAGAAGAGCGATGCCCAGGGCGACTTCAATTACAGCGAGCAGACCTTGGAGCCCCACGACTTCATGGCGTTCACGGTGTTTAACCCGCGAGCTTTTGAGCAGATATGGAGAAAGTGGCAGCCTAAGGGCAACCTGGTGTTTGCGGAACTTCCTCCCGAGGCCCAGAACGCTCTTCTGGAGGCGCTGTCGAAGCAGGTGCAGTTTGAGCTTGGCAACCTGTTTGTGAACGGCGAGTATGTGAGCGGCGGCACCGACGACCAGCTGATGGACGGCATATTGACGCAAGCAGCCAAGGCAAGCGACGTGATTGTGGTGAACCCTGAGGGCCCCACCTCGATGATAGACCGCCTGTATGCTGTGCGCAACGCCATCCCCAAGGCGATGCGCGAGAACCCGAACCTGCGCATTCTGATGAGCGTTGACGACTTTGACCAGTACGACAAGGAACTGACAGAGCGTGAGCACAAGAACTCGAACGAGAGCGAGGTGAACAGCAAGCGCTTCAAGGGCATCGCCATCGAGACAGTGGCCGCCTGGCCTGACTCGCTCATCATGGCGACGCTGTGCTCGCCCGATGCGGACGGCAACTTCTTCGCTGCGGTGAACCTTCAGGACGACGAGAGCGTGATCCAGATAGACAAGCTGAGCAACCCATCGGAGCTGTACTTCTTCAAGCTGCTGATGAAGGCCGACACGAACGTTGGCTTCGGCGAGGAGATTGTGGTGATGGACTGGAGAAAGACCAAGAAGTTCAATTACGTGCCCGAGGGGTAGAAACAGGGAACGGCGGAGTGCGTGGAACCGCCTCCGCCCAGGTAACAAATACAACTAAAATAAAAAAAGATTATGGCAGAGAAAAAGACAGTGAGTGTGAAGGTCGTGGCAAAGTTTCGCGACAAGGAAGACCTGAGCGTGGTGCACGAGGCAGGTGAGGTGCTTGAATTTGAGCTGGAGCGTGCCCAGGACGTTGTGGACCGCGGTCTGGCAGAGTATGCTGACCCCATCGGCTAGGCTATGGCAAGGATGAAATATCTGGTGCTGCACTGCACAGCCACGCCAGAAGGCCGTGAGGTAAGCTCTAAAGAGATACGCCACTGGCACACTGACCCGGTGAAGAAGGGCGGCAGGGGCTGGAAGCAGGTGGGGTACACCGATTTGTTCCATCTGGACGGAACAGTGGAGCGCCTGGTGAAGAACAACGAGGATGCCGAGGTGGACCCCTGGGAGGTGACGAACGGTGCTGCGGGCTATAACTCGGTGAGCCGCCATGTGGTGTATGCCGGCGGTCTGGCAAAGGACGGCAAGACGGCTAAGGACACGCGCACGGCGGCACAGCTGAAGGCCATGACGGCGTACGTGAGGGACTTTCACGAGAGGTTTCCACAGATCAAGATTGTGGGTCACCGTGACCTGCCCGGCGTGAATAAAGCCTGCCCGAGTTTTGACGTGAAGGCATGGTTAGAGAGCATCGGCATCAGGCAGTAAGGAGAATGTGAAAACAGAGTAAATAACAAATAAAAAGGAAACAAGGATGGCGGACACAGTAATCATGCAAATCCTGCAGTGGGCTATACCCTCGGGCGGCATAGGTGCCGCCATCGCTTGGGTTGCGAACCGCAAGGTGAAGGAGGCCGAGACGGCGAAGAGCGTGCATGACACCTACAAGGTGATGTACGAAGACGTATCGACGCTGCTTGTGGAAACTCAGAAGAAATATGAAGAGACGACAAAGATCACTGAGAAACTGGTGGCTGAAAACAACCTCACGCGACGTGCTGTCAACCGTCTGTCGCGCGCCATTGAGGCTATTCAGCTATGTCCTCACAGGGCTGCTTGTCCTGTCAGCAGCGAGCTGCAGCTCGACGAGACAGACGGTGAGGTCGGAAAACAAAGTGTCGGCAAGCGCAGTGCGAAAGGACAGCGCAAGCGCCGCGACGAGCGTGATGAAGGCGTGGTGGACGGCACCGGTGAAGGCGGACACGGCATTGCTGGAGATAGCGCTTGACTCCGGTCTGTGGCGACTGCCCGAAGGGGCGAGCTATGCTGCGAGCTCGGGCCGTGCGCATGTGAAGGCGAGTGTGAAGCAGAACGCGGGCGGCAAGCCTCCTACCCTGGTGATAGAGAGCGGCTGCGACAGTTTGGCGCGTCTGTGTGCGTATTATGAGGCGGAGAACGAGCGTCTGAGCGTGAAGAACGCGCATCTTGAGGACAGTGTTCAAACGGCGGTTGAAGAACGTTCGAAAGAGCGAGGGCTGTGGTGGGTGGACTGGTGTGTATTTATTGCAGGCGGAATAGTCTGCACGGTAATAACAATTTTAACAATGAAGATTTATGAACGATTTTATGTACGGCCTGGCGGTCGTTAAGGTAGGCGAGAAAAAGCTTGGCTACATTGAGGAAAACAGCTTCAAGCTGAACGGTGCGAAGGGCGAGGTGACGAAGATCAACGCAGCCCAGAAGCATGGCGGCCCTGTGCTTGTGATTCCGAAGTCGAACGGCACGATAGCTCCGAGCTTTGACCTTATCCAGATGGACTACGAGAACATGGCAGCTCTGATGGGCGGTGTGGTGAAGAAGACGTCGGAGAAAGCGACGGGCTGGGAAGCCCCATCGGATCTGGTGCAGATAACGAGTCCACTGACGATACAGACGGACTCGTCGCACGAGATAAACATCCGGAAGGCTTTCATCTCGGCATACATTGACGGCGACCTGAACTTGGACAGTGTGTCGAAGGTGAAGGTTGAGGTTGAGGTGATGATTCCGGACGACGGTAGCAAGCCTTACAGCATTGATGATGTGGCTGGATAGATAAACACCGAGAGCGATGAAGGACAGCCATATAGAGAAAGAGGCAGCGGAGGCACTTTTGGACGTGGGTGTCTCCGTTCCTTTTAAGGAGTTGCGTCTGCCGTGGCGCAAGGAGGCGATACGTCTGCGGTTCAGGATGGGCCGTCCGCGTCTTGGCGGCCAGATACGTATAGCTCGTCTGTTTGCTGGCATGAACGTGACTCACGCGGAGCTGGAGGCGATGACAGAGGCGGAGCGTCTGGCTTGGCTTGGGGAGCACGGTCGCACTGTGAGCCGGATTGTTGCTCTGACGATATGCAGGGGGAAGTGGAGCGGGCTGCTGCTGTCGGGCGTGGTGGCTTGGTTGCTACGCTGGTGGGTGGATGACGTTTGGCTTGAGGCTGCTTTCCGACGTTGGACGCTTCTGCTGGGTACTCGGGGTTTCGAGAGTATTATCGCATTGTCGGCGGCGACGAATCCGCTGAAGCCGACGATAGCGAGCCATTAAAGGAAGGGGAGTTAAGAACTAAGTATGAGTGTTCACATAGCCTCTTCGGTATGCTTTGGCAGGTGGCTCAGGCTACTGGCTGGAGTGTGGACTATATGCTGTGGGGTGTGAACTGGGAGACTCTGGTGCTGATGCTTGCCGATGCTCCGCGGTATGTGAAGGTGAAGGGCAAGGAAGATTCCGGGCCGTCGCGTAAATCAAACGGCAAGCGGACCGCGCAGGAGATCCTGGAGTGTTTTCAAACAAGACTGAAGAAATGACATGAAAGCTGTAGAAGTAGAATTATTGATGAAAGGGAACCTTAGCCAGGGCATGTTGGATGCCCAGACTAAGGCTAATTTGCTTGATGAGTCCTTGAAACGAGTCGGCATGACCATTGGCGGTGTGTTCACGGCACAGAAGGCTGTGGAATTTGTGAAAACAATGATCGATGTGCGCCAGGAAGTGGAAAACCTCATCATCTCGTTTGAAACATTGTTAGGCAGCAAGGACAAAGCCACACAGTTCTTCAGCGAATTGAGTGAATATGCCGTGAACACACCGCTTATGCTTAATGATCTTGCAGGAGGAGCGCAGACTATGCTCGCATTCAATATCGAAGCGGAGAAAGTCATACCAACCCTAAAGCAGATTGGTGACATCTCCATGGGCGACCGTGACCGCTTCAACTCGCTTGTACTTGCATTTTCGCAAATGTCGGCTACAGGCAAACTGATGGGACAGGATTTGCTCCAGATGATAAATGCCGGTTTCAATCCACTCGCTACCATATCGGAAAAAACAGGCAAAAGCATAGGGCAACTCAAAGACGAAATGTCCGCAGGTGCTATCAGTTCTGAAATGGTGGCACAGGCATTTGCAGACGCAACCGCAGAGGGTGGCAAATTTCATGGTATGCTGGATAAGCAAAGCAAAGGTTTGAAGGGACAAATCTCAAATTTGGAAGGTGCTATTGACAACATGTTCAATGCCATGGGCGAAAAGAGTGAGGGTATTTTAACGGGCAGCGTTGAAGTGGCTTCAGAACTTGTAAAGAACTATGAAGCGGTAGGAAAAGCCCTTATGTCGCTTGTTGCGGTATATGGCAGTTATAAAACAGCTTTGATTG